CGTCCTGCTCGGCGGGAAGTACTGGACGCTGCGGTTCTCGGGGAACCTGAAGGATTACGGCAGCATGGTCGATCCCGGCAACGCCGAGGGTCGGCTCATCCGCATCGGCACCTGGCAGGGCGAGCAGGACACGCTCGACACCGTGATCCATGAGGCACTGCACTGCTCGCGCCCGGAGCTGGATGAGCAGGCCGTGGACTCGACGGCACGCGACATCTCGCGCCTTCTGTGGCGGTTGGGATATCGCCGTCAGACTTCCCAGTAGACGCGGTCGCCGCGGCGGTAGTGCTGCATCTCGTCATCCTTCTTGAACGAGGTGAAGTGCTTGTCAAGCAGCCGGATGTAGTTGTTGGGATACAGCAGGTACTTCCCGTCGCTGCGCTCGATGAGGTTGAGCGGTTTGTGCTCCTGCGGGTAACGACTGAACCCGTCACTCCAGTCAATGACGATCCCGGTATGGCGCCCGCAGAACCCGCGCTCGGCGCTGGTTCCCATCACGGACAGCCCCTCGAGGTACTCGAGGTGCAGCGCCTCGAGGTGGTCGCCCATCGCGCCCCAGGGCTGGAGGTCGCTCGGCTCGCAGAACCCCGGAAACGGGGTGAACTCGAACGCCTTGGAGTCGTGCGCGAGCTTGTGCAGCGGGATGCCGCACCATTCCGCACCCGTCTCAAGCAGGACGTGCGCGAGGACGATCTGGCCGGGGCGGGCGTAGACGGCGTGCCAGATGCCGCGTGTCGTGCCGGCTGGCATCGTCGGCCCGAGCGCGGTGTTGCACACGTGGACGTACAGGTGAAACGGGAGATTGGCGTGGCGAGGCATATTCACGATGGTATACTGTTGGCGCGGAGATGCGGGAGTGCGGGAGTCGGAGCCCTATGACCCGCAAGGGGATCGCCACAAGGCCGCGAGGTACGCCGCGATCCAGCGCAACCTTTGGGGTAATGACAACCTGCCGCCGAGGGGCAGACCAGGCGAAGCCGGGTGCTGTCCCGCGTGACGAACCTTTGATTGCCGGAGCGGAGGTGCTACAGATCCGCACAAGTGTGGGCGGTTCTGTCCGCGTGAATATGCGTGAAAATGCGTGAACGACCGCCTACCAGCGAATGGCGTGGAATAAGGGAACTACTAGTAGTTACTTATTCCCGTTTGCGGGAACGCATACAACGTTTGTGGCCGGATGGAGCTGCGGTAAGCAAAACAGCCCCGCGTAAGGGGCTGCATGGTGAACTTCGACCTGTTCACTCGCCTTGCGGCGCCCGCCTTACCTGGCGGAAGGTTCGTCGGTTTCCCGACTATGCGCCGTCAACGGCTGACGGAGGTTTGTTGCGCGAAGTATATCGCTCCCGGTGCTGCTGTCAAACGAAACAGCCCCGCGTGGGGGGCTGTCGTGCGCGTAGGGCCTCGCGCTGATTTGATGACGGTGTCGGTCACCGCCCTTTGATTGTCGTGCGCCAGAGCCTTGCGCGGTGCTGTGCGCGGTTTCCCGCGTTGCCATTCGGCAATATGCAGCGTCTGGGGCTAGACGCGTGTTAGATGCCGGCATGGTACCAAACGAAACGCCCCGCCGGCACGATGCCAAGCGGGGCGCATTCCGGGGGCAGAAAGGAGGGAGCCGTCCGTGGCTGCCCGTAAGGTCCGGTCGTGCCGACGCACGGGAACGATCCCGGGCATCGCGTCAGGACACACGCCGGACGGGCGGAACTATACCCACAAACAGAACGAGCGCAAGCCTGGCCTGCGCTCGTCTGCATTTTGTGTGCGTGCCGACGCCAAAGGTCGGTATCATGCACCTGCTATCTCAACCCGGTCGCATTGTACCGCAGGTGCCTTCAGGGGCAACAATGCCGCAGACAGATCCCGGCGCGGTAGGGGATCATGGATGTAGACGCAGGGAAGCGACCCTACCCTGCGCCACCGAAAGGTGCGCTCACCCACGATTGCGGCGGCTGGCAGTCCTCCAGCGAAATGGTGAAATTCGTGGCATCGACCGAAAGCGCGGCTCCGTGCGGGCTGGTCGAACGTGGCCCCATTGCGGGGTCACGCTCCCTCTGCGCTCACCGTGTGAACTGAAGTCAGCCCGGACGCCTTCCGCGGCGAGACGCGATGGCGACGCACAGGGCCGGATCGAGTTCACTTCCTCACAGATACATCCTCTCCTCCTCTCCCGACCGTCGTTCCCGCGTTGACAGCCGGGAGTGCCTGCCCGTATACTCTCCCGTATGGAGACAATCACGTGGATGGACAACCAGGCGTTGATGGCGGAACTGTGGCCGAAGTGGAAGCTCGAGCCGGCGCTTGCGTCGGTGATCCACGAGAAGTGGTCGCAGCTGCATCAGGACAAGTTGCGCGACTGCATTCGCCAGCACCGCATGGAGCGCGACACGAAGCCCGACATCTCGGCGATCCACGCGGCGTACTGCGCCATCACCCCGGATCACACCGGAAGGCGAGAGGTGTTGAGGACGAAGAAGGAAGCCGAGCGCGTCACGGGGCCAACGGACGCGGAGATCGAAGCCTGGGAATATTGGGCACGCGAGATCCTCGCCACGGCCACGCCGGCAGAAATCACAGCGGCCAAGGAACGTGTCGGGCTGATGTCGCTTGAGAAGCCGCGCATCCTCGCAGTCGCAATCGACTGGTGCAGGAAGAATCCAGCGAAACGGTAACTAATACGACCGCGTATACTCCGACCAACGAAAGGACACCTATGAGCTGGTACGTGATTGTGTGGCGAGAGGCCGAGAAGCGTCGAATGGTCCTGAATGTGCCCGGACTTCAGGCATGGTGCGAAAGTACCGTGATCACTCGAACTGCTCCCAGTGGACTTGTCGTAACGACTGAACCGCGACCTGTTGAGCTTGAATGGCTGCTCCGGCAATGGGATCAGACGTTTGGGACCAAGTACCTCGAGACGGATGGCTCGGACACGCTGTGGGGCCATGCCGGCACCGAGTACTCCGCACGCACCACCATCGTCCCCGAACACGCTGCACCAAAGCTCGAGTACTGGGGATGCTGCGAAACGGAAGATGACTTCGACTGGGTCATCGAACTCCCGAACGGAAAGACGGACTACCGCAAGGTGCTGTCGATCTCGCAGCATGCCGACATTGGCAAGGCATGGGACCAGGCCAAGAAGGATGTCGAGCACTGGCTCGAGAAGGTCGAGGAGTTCGACACCGAGGAATGGCAGCAGGACCGCGAACGCATGCGGCTCGACTACGCGAACTTCAGGCACTGGGTGACCAAAACCTACGGGGTCACGCCGCCCGATCCTGAACCAATCGGACCGGGTGAACGCGGATTCAGCGAGTGGCTCGGTAAACTGCCGCCATGCGACGGCGGCGAAACCCCATCCTCCTTGCCAACATGGATGACTGCCTCCTCGGGGTCATGTACCCCAAGGCCACCGAACGAACGGGTATACCCGTCGCCGTATACTCAGCAGACATGATCGCGGCCCGCCTGCGCGACCAGCACGACATGTCCATCGGCGAAGCTCGCACGTTCGTCACCGACAACATCGAAACCAACGAACTCGGCCCAGGCACCCCGCGCCTGATCTGGGCCGCAACAAGCGAAGATTTCGGCGAACCCGTATGCAAAGCCTGATATACTGCGGGCAATGGATATCCATTCGTATGACGATTTCAAGGCGGCCGTCACCACGGCCGTGGTGTCGCAGGGACGCACCCGAAGCCAGGTCGCACGCGACCTCGAGCAGCAGGGCAGACTCCGCGCCCATACCGTGATGTGCCTGCTGTCCACCGCTCCCGTCATCGGGAAGCGCACCGCCACGTTCGACTCCGCCATCACACTCGCCGATGCCGCAGGACTCCGCATCACCCTCACCCCGAAGGAAACCGCCTAATGCCAAGCAAGTCACCCAGGCAGCGCAGAACCATGGCGGCTGCCGCGCATTCGGCAACATTCGCCCGCAAGATGGGCATCCCCATGAAAGTCGCCAAAGAGTTCAACCGCGCAGACGTGAAGGCAAAGGGCAAGAAGCGCAAGTGACCAGGCTCGCGGCCTACGGCGAGAACGGCCGCCGCGTCGGCGAGACTCACCACAATGCCACGATCCCAGAGGCCATCGTCCAAGAAATCCGGGAGCTCCACGAAGAACACCGATGGGGCTATCGTCGCATCGCCAAGGCGCTCGGACTCCGATGGACCACCGTCAGCAAGATTTGTCGATACCAGCGCCGTGCCTCTCTCCCAGCCGACTGGAAACGTCCCCGTCAAGCGAAAGGTCGGCCGGCCAGCCCTGACCAAGGCACCTGAACCCTTTGCAAGCGAGATACTTGCGTGGATCTCCCAAGGCAAGACACTGCTCGCGTACTGCGAACAGAAGGGCAAGCCAACAAGACAAACCATCGTCAATTGGCTTGATACAGATCACGAGTTTCTTTGTCACTACAAGGCCGCACGCGAGACAGGCTTTGAGGCCATGTTCGAGCAGTGCGGGGAGATCGCAGACATCGAGCCGGAAACGCCCGTCCAGGCCGCGTGGCGTCGATACCAGATCGACACCAAGCTCAAGATCCTCCGCATGGCGAACCCGGCCAAGTACGGCGAGAAGGTCGCCGTAGACCACGGTGGCGGAATCGTCCTCAACGTCATCACCGGCGTCCCGGATGGCGAGTAAGACCATCCGCCTCGGCTACGAGCCGCGAGACTGGCAGCGGCGGTGCCACCTCGAGCGCCGGCGGTTCACGGTCCTCGCCCTCCACCGACGCGCCGGCAAGACCGAACTCGCCCTCATGGAGCTCCTCCACCGGGCGGTGAAATGCACCTCGGACCTCGGGTTCTTTGTCTACGTGGCCCCGTTCCTGAAGCAGGCCAAGGCCATCGCCTGGGCTCGATTGAAGCAGAAGATCGACCCCTTCATCCGCACCGGGTCCGTGGACGTGAACGAGGCCGACCTCGCAGTCACGTTCAAGTCCAACAAGGCCACGATCCGTTTGTTCGGTGGTGACAATCCTGACGCCTTGCGTGGCGTGCGCCTCGACGGCTGCGTCATCGACGAGGTCGCCCAGATCAAGCCCGAGGTTTGGAACGACATCATCCAGCCCGCGCTCTCGGACCGCCGCGGCTGGGCATTGTTCATCGGCACCCCCGCCGGAATCAACCTGTTCAGCGAGCTTTACTATCGCGCTGCCAGCGGCTCCCTTGATGACTGGTATGCGGCGAAGTACACGGTTTACGATACCGACGCGCTCGCGCCCGACGAGGTCAAGCGCCTCGAGCGGGACATGCCAGAACAGGCATTCTCACGCGAATACCTGTGCGATTTCAGCGCCGCCGGCGACGATCAGCTCATCAGCCTGTCCGACGCTGAGAACGCCGCGCAACGCGAGTACCCCGACGGCGACATCATCGACCAGCCGCTCATCGTCGGCGTGGACCCGGCCCGGTTCGGCGATGACCGCAGCGTCATCGTCCTGCGCCAGGGGCTCCGCATGGAGCCGCCCATCGTCCACCACGGGATCGACAACATGGCGCTCGCCGCGGCCGTCGCCAACGTCATCGAGGACCGCGACCCGGACGCCGTGTTCATCGACGCCGGGGCCGGCGCGGGCGTCATCGACCGCCTCCGGCAGCTCGGCTACGACGTGACCGAGGTCGCCTTCGGCGGCAAGGCCACCTACGCCAACCTGTTCGTGAACAAGCGCACCGAGATGTGGTGGGCCATACGCGAGTGGATACAGGCAGGCGGATCAATCCCCAACGACATCACGCTGAAGCAGGAGATCAGCACCCCGATCTACTGGTACGACGCCACAGGCAAGCGCGTGCTCGAGTCCAAGGACGAGATCAAGAAGCGGCTCCAGGGCGGCGGCAGCCCGGACATGGCCGACGCGCTCTGCCTCACGTTCGCGTATCCGGTCGCCAAGATGCTGCCGCGTGAGGTGCGCGAGAAGCTCGACCCGAAGCCGAAGGACTACGACCCGTACGAGGAGATCAGTACCCGTAACCGCTAGACGGAGGTCTACAGTCATGGTCAGGCAGGCCACGGAGCACGATGTTGAGGCGATTGCCGACATGGGCATGGAGTTCATGTCGGGCACCAAATATGCGTCCGTGCTGCCCATGTACCGCGATGACGCACGCGCAGCCATCCTCCAGCTTGCTACGGTGGGCCGCGTCTGGGTGGCGGAAATTGACGGGCGCATTCGCGGGTTTATGGCAGCGTCCATCATCCCGTGTTGGTTCAACCCCAGCTCGCGCATCGCGCTCGAGCATGTCTGGTGGATGCAGCCCGACTTCCGCAACCGCCCGGAAGGCATCCGCATGCTGCTCGAGTTCGAGCGGTGGGCCAAAGAGCAAGGGGCGCACGTCGCATGCCTGTCAGACATCGTCCTCGAAGCCGGGAGCCCGGCTGGGTCGATCCTCCAGAGGCTCGGCTACGAGGTGAGCGAACGCACTTTCCTGAAGGTTCTCCCATGTTCGACCGCAGAATCCGACGCATCCACGACCTTTCCTCCCGCCGCGAGCGACACTTCGTTGTCAGCGGACTGACTGCACTCGGCACCGCCCTCGGCGCGAGCGCTGGCAGCGCCTTGGCAACGGGTGCTCTGGCGGCAGGCGTCATGGGCACCGCAGCCGCCGGAACGGGCTACAGCATCGCTTCAGGCGAGCGCGGTGCCAAGATGCAGCGGGAGGCGATGAACCAGCAGAAGCAGGCGCAGGACGCCGCCGCGGCGCAAGCACGCAGCCAGCAGCGCCGCAGCCAGCAGGCGATGGCCGCCGCTAACCGCGCCGAGCCCGCCGTCGCCGACATCATGGGACGCGCCGCCGCCGAGATGGGTGGCGGCCCCTCGAGCACCATGCTCACCGGGCCGATGGGCGTCAACCCGCAGGATCTTCAGCTCGGTCGCACCTCTCTCCTCGGGGGCTAAATGAGCGAATACACCGGAGACAACTCGTCGTATCCCGGCGCTCCCACGCGGGATCGACTGTTCACCCGGTGGGGACAGCTCAAGAGCGAGCGGGCGTCATGGTTCGCGCACTGGCAGGAGCTCACCTCCTACATCCTGCCGCGCAACGGGCGCTACTTCCGCCAGGACCGCGACCGCGGCTACCGCCGCCACAACAACATCTACGACTCCACGGGCACCCGCGCCCTGCGCGTCCTCGGCGCAGGCATGATGTCGGGCGCGACCTCGCCGGCGCGGCAGTGGTTCCGGCTTGCCACGCCTGACCCGGAGCTCAACTCCTACGATCCCGTCAAGCTCTGGCTCGATGACGTGACCAAGCGCATGCAGCGCGTGTTCCAGAAGTCGAACACCTACAACGCGCTGCACCAGATGTACGAGGAGCTCGGCTGCTTCGGCACCGCCGCAACCATCCTGCTCCCCGACTACCAGAGCGTCATCCACCACTACCCGCTGACCTGCGGCGAGTACTGCATCTCAACCGACGCGAAGGGCCGCGTCTGCACCCTGTACCGCGAGTTTGAGATGACCGTCTCGCAGGTGGTCAAGGAGTTCGGACTTGAGAAGTGCAGCGTGTCAGTGCAGAACATGTACCGCACCGGGAACCTCGACCAGTGGGTGCCCGTGATCCATGCCATCGAGCCGCGTGCCGACCGCGACATGAAGAAGCGCGACGCGAAGAACATGCCGTGGGGATCGTGGTACTTCGAGGTCGGCGGTGAGGAAGGCGTGTTCCTGCGCGAGAGCGGGTTCCAATACTTCCCGGCGCTCTGCCCGCGCTGGTCCGTGATCGGCGGAGACATCTACGGCAACAGCCCCGGCATGGAGGCGCTCGGAGACATCAAGCAGCTCCAGCACGAGCAGCTCCGCAAGGCGCAAGCCATCGACTACCAGACCAAGCCGCCGCTCCAGGTGCCGGCGTCCATGAAGAACCGCGACGTGGAGACGCTCCCCGGCGGCGTGTCGTACTACGACGGGCAGTCGAACGGGATCAAGACCGCGTTTGAGGTCAACCTGAACCTCCAGTACCTGCTCAACGACATCATGGACTGCCGCGAGCGCGTGCGCGGGGCGTTCTACGCCGACCTGTTCTTGATGCTTGCCAACATCCCGAACACCCGCATGACCGCCACCGAGGTCGCCGAGCGCCACGAGGAGAAGCTCCTCATGCTCGGCCCCGTCCTCGAGCGCCTGCACAACGAGCTGCTGTCCCCGCTCGTGGACATCACGTTCACGCGTATGGTGGCGTCGGGCGCGATCCCGCCGGCACCGCCTGAATTGCAGGGCATGGACCTGAACGTCGAGTTCGTCAGCATGCTGGCGCAGGCGCAGCGTGCCATCGGCACCAACGCCGTGGACCGCTTCGTCGGCAACCTCGGGGCCATCGCCCAGATGAAGCCCGACATCCTCGACAAGTTCGACCAGGACCAGTGGGCCGACGTATACGCCGACATGCTCGGCGTGGACCCGTCGCTCATCGTGGCCGACAAGGAGGTCGCCGTCCTGCGCGACGCACGCAACCGTGCGATGGCGGCGAAGGAGCAGGCCGCGGCGATGCAGCAGACATCGCAAAGCGTCAAGAACATGGCGCAGGCACCGACCGGGCAGCAGAATGCGCTGACCGACGTGATGAACATGTTCTCGGGGTACGGATCGCCGTCAGGCGTCGAGGTCTAATCATGCCATACACCAAGCAGGGGACGAACTTCCTATACGATGATGTATCCGGCGACATCATTGGCGTGAAGGATTCGGACAGCGGCGAGATGTACTTTGCACGCGATCCTCGGATTGGCGTGTTTATCTCCATGCAGGATCAGACGGACGGGTCGCCCGGGACGCCGATGGAGTTTGACACGACCGTCATTTCACGCGGCATCACGCTTGTCGGCAACGACACCATCCGCGTGGATCGCAAGGCAATCTACAACTGGCAGCTGTCGGTGCAGATCCAGAACAGCGACTCGCAGGCGCATTCGTTTGACCTGTGGGGCAAGCGAAACGGCACCGCAATCCCGAGCAGCAATTTCTCGTACTCGGTGCCTTCAAGCCACGGCGGAAGCCCGGGCCGCCTTGTTCCAAGTCAGAACTTCTATCTGACGCTTGAGGCTGGCGACGAGATCCAAGTGCTTTGGTACACGGATAACGCCGACGTGACCATTCAGCACGTTGATCCGCAGACCTCGCCTGATCGTCCGACAACGCCGTCGATCATCCTGACGGTCAACGAGGTCAGCAGCCTGTTCATCTGACAGTACCCGTAAGCATTAGCCACGTGGATACAGTCCTGCCGTGAGCAATTACGACCCCCTCGACCTGCGGGGCCAGGAGCGCGACCGAGCCGAGAAAGAGCTCCGTGAGCGCCTGGAACGGCAGAACGAGGAGGCCGACGTGAAGTGGCTCATGTCCAGCAAGCGAGGCCGTCGCATTGTGTGGCGGCTGCTGGACCAGGCGGGCGTGTTCCGCAGTTCCTTCAACACCAACGCGATGTCGATGGCATTCGCGGAGGGCGGCAGGAACTACGGGCTACGAATGCTCGGCATGGTCCACGCGCTCTGCCCGGAGCAGTATCCGGCAATGATGAAGGAACAAGCAAGCAATGAGCGAACCAACGATGATGGAAACGGCTGAAACCAACACCACAGCCGCTCCCGCATCCGATGCTGCCGCAACTGTCTCGGCGACGGCCGAGAAGCTATACGGCAGCGAGCAGAAGGCGACCACGACCCAGGGCCAGCAAGCCGCGGATGCGGCCGCTGCCGGCAAGGCTCCTGAAGCCAACGACGCCAAGGCCGCAGAGGCACCCGCCGATGCCAAGCCGACCGCGCCGGAAACCTACGAGTTCAAGGCACCGGAGGGTCGAGTGTTCGACTCCGAGGTGATCGCCGAGTACTCGAAGGTGGCGAAGGAGCTGAACCTGTCGCAGGAAGCCGCGCAGCGCGTCCTTGACGCAGTTGGCCCCAAGTTGGCCGAACGTCAGGCGGCGCAGATCGAGGCCGTCCGCACCGGATGGGCCGACAGCAGCAAGGCCGACAAGGAGTTCGGCGGCGAGCGGCTTTCGGAGAACCTGTCCGTGGCGAAGAAGGCGCTCGATGCGTTCGGCACTGCCGAGCTCCGCAGCCTGCTCAACGAGTCCGGCCTCGGGAACCACCCGGAAGTGATCCGGTTCATGTTCCGCGCCGGAAAGGCGATCAGCGAGGACAGCATGGTCACGGGAACTCGAGGCGAGGCCAAGCCGGCCGGACCCCGCTCGTTCAATGACCTCGCCGACGCCCTGTACTCATCCAGCACCTAACCCCACGAAAGGGAAACAGTCATGGCAACTCTGTCCACCAGCAACCTGACGCTCGCCGATTGGGCGAAGCGCACCGATCCCGAGGGCCGTGTCCCGGTCATCGCGGAACTCCTGTCCCAGACCAACGAGATCCTCGAGGATTGCGTGTTCAAGGAGGGCAACCTGCCCACCGGCGAGCGCGTCGTGATCCGCACGGGCCTCCCGAGCGTCTACTGGCGTGCCCTCAACCAGGGCATCCCGAACAGCAAGAGCACGACTGCCCAGGTCGATGAAGCCTGCGGCATCCTCGAGGCTCGCAGCGAGGTCGATAAGGATCTCGCCATGCTGAACGGCAACACTGCGCAGTTCCGTCTGTCCGAGGACGTGGCTTTCCTCGAGGCCATGAACCAGACGCAGGCGACCACGATGTTCTACGGCAACCCCGCCACGGACCCGAAGCAGTTCCTCGGCCTCGCGCCGCGCTACTCGGCCCTGACGGGATCGAACAACAGCGTGAACGTCCTCAACGGCCTCGCCGGCGGCGGTTCGTACTCGGGCACCGCGAACACCTCGGTGTACCTGGTTGTGTGGAGCGATCAGACCGTGTACTGCCCCTTCCCCAAGGGCAGCACCGCGGGCCTCGTCCACGAGGATCTCGGCGAGCAGACTGTCTATGACGGCAACAACCGCCTCCAGGCTTACGCCACCCGTTACCAGTGGAAGAACGGTCTGGTCGTGAAGGATTGGCGCTACGTCGTTCGCATCGCCAACATCAACACCACCGACCTGCTTGCACAGTCCAACGGTCAGGCGGCCAGCTCGGCCAGCAACCTGATCCGGCTGATGGCTCGCGCCCTCTACCGCATTCCGAACATGTCGATGGGTCGTGCCGCGTTCTACATGAACCGGACCGTCCACAGCGGCCTGTCGATCATGGCGCTGGACAAGAGCCAGGCGGTCCTGAAGGTCAACGAGGGTCTGTCGCAGTTCGGCACCCCCTACAGCTGGCTGTCGTTCCTCGGAGTTCCCCTCCGCAAGGTCGATGCCATCGTCAACACCGAAGCCCAGGTGTCCTAATAGGACACAGGAAGGAACACAGCAATGATTACTGACAAGCTCCTCGTCGTGTCCGGGTCCAACACCCCGGGCTCCGCCATCACGGGTCAGGCCATCACTGGTGATGCCTACTCTACTGACACCATTGATCTCGGCACCGCCCGCGACATTGGTGAAGGTGCGGATCTGTACATGGTGTTCACCGTGGTTGAAGCGTTCAACACCCTCACCAGCCTCGACCTCGAGGTGGTGATCTCGGCGAACGCCAACCTCTCGTCGCACACCGTGCTCGCAGAGACGAACGTCCTGCTCGCTGGCCTGACCGCCGGCAAGCAGTACGTGGTCGCTCTGCCCCCGCAGATCGCCAGCCTCGGCCTGCGGTACCTCGGCGCCCGCTACGACGTGAACGGGTCCAACCCGTCCACGGGCAGCATCCTCGCCGAGATCGTTCACAACATCCAGGACGGCCGCAAGTTCTACGCTTCCGGCTTCACCGTCGCGTAATTGAGGTTCACCCATGCGAGTCAAGGCACTTCTCGATTGCTTCATCGACAACCACTACCGGAAGGAAGGGACGGAGTTCGATTACTCGGGCGCACCGATCCCGGATCTCTTGGAGCACGTTGGCGTTGACCACGAGGACAACGCAGAGGAGGCTCCCAAGCTCCGCAAGCGCACCGCCAAGGCCGCAGCATCGGAGTGAGTCTCTGACAGGTTCGTGAACAGGGAGGGGCGTCGGCGGGAAACCACGGCGCCCCTCCCGTCCTACGGGAGGCAGTCATGGCATCGGTCGTGGAAATCTGCAACCTCGCGCTCTCGCACCTGGGGGATGACGCCACCGTTGCCAGCATCAGCCCGCCCGAGGGGTCCGCGCAGGCCGAGCATTGCGCTCGGTTCTACCCCATTGCGCGGGACATGCTCCTCCAGATGCACACGTGGTCGTTCGCTTCGCGGCGCGTCCTCCTCGCGCAGGTGACGATGCCGTACACCATGTGGAAGTACGCATACGCCTGCCCGGGCGACATGATGACTGCCGTGGCCGTCCTGCCGCCCGAGGCGGAGAACGACTACTCCGTGCGTGCCTACCCCACCGACCGCTACGGGTGGGGATGGACGAACCCGCCCATCACCGCCGCAGGCGTGTACGTGCCGCAGGAGTACCAGATTGAGACGGACACCCTTGGCAACAAGGTGATCTACACGAATCAGGAGAACGCGCTCCTGCGCTATCAGGCGCTCGTGAGCGACTCCACCAAGTTCGACCCGCTGTTCACCATCGCGCTGTCGTGGCAGCTCGCGTCGTTCCTCGCCGGCCCGGTCGTGAAGGGCGAGGAAGGTGCGCGTCAGGGTCAGCGATGCCTCCAGATGGTCGCCATCTATCTCGGACAGGCTCGCATGTCCGACGCCAACCAGCGCGACGTGAAGCCGGCACACATCACCTCCTGGATCTCTGGACGCTGACATGGCGCAGACCCGCATCTACACACGGTCCTTCGCCGGAGGCGAGGTGTCGCCGGAGATGTGGGGCCGCATTGACGATGTCAAGTTCCAGACCGGGGCGGCGAAGATGCTCAACTTCATCGCGCTCCCGCAGGGTCCAGCCGAGAACCGCGCTGGCACCGCGTTCGTGCGTGAGGTCAAGGACAGCACCAAGCGCACGCGCCTGCTCCCGTTCACGTTCAGCACGACGCAGACGATGGTGCTCGAGCTCGGCGCGGGCTACTTCCGGTTTCACACGCAGGGCGCGACGCTCGGGCCGGGAACGCCTGCTGCGTACAACGGGGCGACCACCTATGCGGTCGGTGCGCTTGTGTCCTCGGGCGGCGTGAACTACTACTGCATCGCGGCGACCACAGGCAACGCGCCGCCGAACGCCACGTACTGGTATCCGCTGCCGGCGGGGATCTACGAGATCCCGAACCCCTACGCCGAGGCAGACCTGTTCGACATCCACTACGTGCAGTCGGCCGACGTGCTGACGCTTGTCCACCCGAACTACGCGCCCCGCGAGCTGCGCCGGCTGGGTGCGACCACGTGGACGCTCACGACGATCTCGTTCGCATCGAGCGTGGCTGCGCCGACAGGGCTGACGGCCACGGCAAACCGCGGCGAGTCGCTCAACATCACGGCGTTCACGGCGGCGAACCCAGGCGTGGCGACCACCATCGGGAACCACGGCCTGAATGTCGGCGACCCCGTCTATGTCGATGGCGGCACGTGGAACACGGGCACGTTCACGGACGGCTACTACACGGTCAACTCGACGCCCGCGGCAAATACGCTGTCGCTCAAGGGCTACGACACTGGAGTTCCGCTTGACACTACCGCGCTGGTGTCGTGGACGAGCGGCGGGTTCGTGCAGTTTGGTGACAAGGCGCTCGACTTCGACAGTTACTACGTGGTGACGGCGGTCGCGGCGAACGGCATCGACGAGAGCGCACCAAGCTCGTCGGCCAACGTCATCAACAACCTCAACGCGCAGGGCTCGAGCAACCTGCTGTCGTGGTCGGCCGTGTCCGGCGCTGGACGCTACAACGTCTACAAGCGGCAGAACGGCCTCTACGGCCTGATCGGTCAGAGCGACACCACGTCGTTCACGGACAACAACATCGCACCGGACCTCGGCATCACGCCACCGATCTTGGACGTGGTGTTCAACTCCAGCAACAACTACCCCGGCGCAGTCAGTTACTTCGAGCAGCGCCGCGTGTTCGCCGGCACGATCAATGCGCCGCAGACGATGTGGATGACGCGCACGGGCACCGAGAGCGACATGTCCTACCACATCCCGTTGCAGGACACCGACCGGATCAACTTCCGCGTCGCCGCACGGGAGGCGAACACGATCCGCCACCTCGTTCCGCTCACGCAGCTCCTCGCGCTGACGAGCGCCGCCGAGTGGCGCGTCAGCCCGGTGAACAGCGACGTGATCTCGCCCACCACGATCTCGGTGCGGCCGCAGTCCTACGTCGGTGCCAACAACGTGCAGCCGTCCATCGTGAACAACACAGTGGTGTACTGCTCGGCCCGTGACGGCCACGTGCGCGAGCTCGGATACTCGTGGCAGGCGAGCGGGTTCGTGACGGGCGACCTGTCATTGCGTGCCACGCACCTATTCGACAACTTCGACATCACGGACATGTGCTACAGCAAGGCTCCGCAGCCGCTGCTGTGGTTCATCTCGAGCACGGGCAGCATGCTCGGGCTGACGTACATCCCCGAGCAGCAGATCGGAGCGTGGCACCAGCACGAGACGGACGGCGACTTTGAGTCCTGCACGGCCGTGGCCGAGGGCGCGGAGGACCGCCTCTACGTCATCGTCAAGCGCACCATCGGCGGCAACACGAAGCGATACGTGGAGCGATTCGCCAGCCGGCAGGTCGGCGAGCTGAAGGACTGCTTCTTCGTGGACAGCGGCCTGACGTTCAACGGAACGAACACGACCGCGACTACGGTCACGGTGACGGGCGGCACGACCTGGGGTCCGGCCGACGTGCTGACGATCACGGCGAGCAGCGCGATCTTCCAGTTCCCGGCGACCACGGACGTGGGCGACGCCATCGTCCTGACCGACGCCAACGGGAACACGTACCGCCTGACGATCCTGTCCACGACCTCTACGACGGTCGCTACGGCCCGGACGGACATCCTGCTGCCCGTGGCCCTGCGCGGGGTGGCGACGGCCGTGTGGGCGTTTGCGCGTGACACGGTGGGCGGCCTGACGCACCTCGAAGGCAAGACGGTGAGCATCCTCGCGGACGGAGCGGTCATGCCGCAGGTCACGGTGACGGGCGGGGTGGCGGTGTTGCAGCGGCCGTCAGTGGTCGTGCATGTCGGCCTGCCCTACGTCAGCGACCTTGAGACGCTGCCGATGGTCATCCAGATGGACGCCTTCGGGCAGGGCCGCGCAAAGAACGTCAACGAGGCATTCCTGCGCGTATATCGCTCAAGTGGAATATTCGTCGGTCCCGACGCCGACAGCCTCGTCGAGGCCAAGCAGCGCACCACGGAGCCATACGGCTCGCCGCCTGGGCTCAAGACGGACGAGATCGGCGTGAAGCTCACGCCCGCGTGGCGGCAGGCGGGGCGCATCTATGTGCGTCAGTCTGACCCGCTCCCCCTCACCATCGTCGGGCTGACCTTGGAAGTGAGCATCGGAGGCTGACATGGCAGTCGTACAGGTACCGTTCTCATCGAGCCCGACCGGACCGACCCTGCTAGCGGGTCAGTCATATGCCATCAGCGGACCCGGACCGGGTCCGGGGTTCGCGTCGCAGTTCGCCGAGGCCATGACGGTCGCCGGACCCATCGCGGGCATCTTTGGGTCGATCACCGGGGCCATCGGGTCGTTCTACGCGGCGCAGAGCCAGCAGAACCAACTCAAGATGCAGGCCCAAAACCAGCGGTTCGCGGCCGAGATGGGGCGGATCAACCAGCGTGCCGCCGAGTTCACGGCAGGGCAGATCGGCCGCGAGGGCGCGGCTCGGTTCGGGCAGTACTCCATGCGGGCGGGGCAGGCTCGAGCGAGCGCACAGGCTTCGCTAGCGGCCCGCGGTGCCGTTCTCGGCGCGGGCAGCGCCAAGGAAATCATCGGCAGCATGGATCTCGTCAAGGAGATCGACCGCCTGAACATCAACGCCGCGACCGTGCGCGAGCAGGAGGCGGCCCGCCTGCGGGCGTTCAACATCGGCGTAGGGGCCACGATGGCCGACATCTCCGCGCAGAACCTACAGGCCACCGCCGGCACGATCTACCCGGGCCTCGCGCTCGGGACGAGCCTCCTCGGCAGCGCCACCGACATTGCCACCACCTGGGCGCGGAACCGCCGCATCGAGGAACTCCTCGAGGGCGTCGCCACGCAGAGGATCTGACCCATGCCGACCGTACCTACCACCTTCGTCCCGCAGGTCGCCCCGCAGGGTGCGGGCGACATCGGCGACTTCGCCGCTCCCGGCATCGCGCCGGCAGAGAACCTCGCCGCGCCACAGGTCGCACGGTTTGGTCAGCAGCTCACCCAGACGGGCATGGCGGCCTTCCGGCTCGGCTCGGCGATCCAAGACGGCATCGACGAGGCCAAGACCAAGGAAGCCGACGTAGCGGGCGGCAGGGCCATGCAGGCCGTGACTGATAAGTACATGGCGATGATCGGCAAGG